CAGCGGCGATTCAAATGTGGCCTCCGCAGAGGCTCATTTGCGTCCCTTGCTCGCAGCGTCCACGTCTCCCAAGGGGTACTCGTCGTGGCGATCCGGTCCACCAGGTTGCAGCCCTGGCTAGGCAATTCCCTTCTCACGCGACCCGTACTGCGGTCATTCGGGCTAACGGGCGTCAGGTGGCGCCATAAACCTGCCTGAGGTACTGCTGCCGCGTCCGACCCGTTACTAGCTGCCCTGAGGGCTAGGCGTTCTGCGGTGTCGTTGATGCGTTAGGTGGATATTAGGCGTCGCCTAATGTTGTGTCAATAGGCGTAGCCTAATATTTTGGCTGAGGCGAAAAAAAAAGCCCGCACTAGGCGGGCTGTGGGTGGGGAAAGGTGGCTTAGTAGGCCGGCTGTGCCCAGAGGGCCAACACCAACACTACCGCCACCCAGATCATGATCCTCATCATGCTGGCTCCTGCATCTGGGCTTAATTGCCCAGGTACGTGGATAGTCATGATCAATTCGGGCTACTCATGGGCCAAAGAAAAAGCCACCCGGAGGTGGCTGAATGCTATCTACGCAGCGCCGCTTGGCGGGCAAAAGTCTATGGTGCGCTGACCGAAACCAAACTGAGCGAGAATTCGTCGTTTCATCGAAAGGCATTCAGGTCGCACGTTCTTGCCTTCGGCTGCGTCTTGCTCGTCTTGGCAAAGCTGAACTAACCCACGCAAGGACGGGGGTTCGTCTGCCTCTACCACATGGTACTCATGCCGCAGTTGGCTCACTTCGTCCTGGGAATTCTTGGCGAGCACTGCTCGCGAAAGAATTGCGTTAAACCGGTTGGCCAGACTGCCATGTTTTCCTGCCATGCCCGGGCAATCAACGACGATCGTTGCGATAGTAAATACACCACTGACAATCGCGGCGCCCATAGTAAATGCATTCGCGTCGAATCCAATAGACGCCAGCGCAATTAAGGACACCGCCTTCGAGGAAGCATCCAGCACGCGAAAGAAGCTTTCCCTCTTGCGGTGGTAGCTTATGCTGAACTTTGCGTCATACAGAATTTCGTCGATGGTGTCGCTCATTTTCCTATCGTCCGTTAGACCCGCCTCCGGAACCGCCGCCGCTACTGCCGCCGCCGTCGCGCCGTGGCTGTACACGAGACACGGTGTTGCCATGATCACTTCTTTCCTGGACCTTCCCAGGAATATATGTTGGCCGCTGGTCCTGGTTGAAGCCGGTGTCTCGATCGGGCAAGGGGTTCTTATTGTTGCCGCCTGATCCGGGTTTTGTAGCCATTATTGCCTCTCCTGTGAAAATTCGCTATCGACCGGCGATGCTTACTGTGAAAGTCGTCAACTTAAAAGTTATGACGGTATCCACTGCCCCGCTTCATCATCGCGTAGCCTGGCCCCGGCCCATACGACTTGCCCCAGTACGCGGGAAGGATGGCCGTTTTCCAGCGGGATATCTGGATATGCGGGGTTGAATGATCTCGCCACCCATTGCCCCGTGAGCTTGTCCTTAGCCACCGTCTTCACGATCATCTTTCCGTCGTAGTTGATGGCGTAGACGCCGCCGCCAGCCAGGTCGCGCAGCGTCAGGTTTTCATTAGGGACGAGGAGGAGGGCGGCGCCATCCTTGATGACGGGTTCCATACTGTCGCCTTTTGCATACACCACTCGGGCTTTGCCTGAGTCGGCACCTACAGACCTCAAGAACGACCTACGGAACTGGATGACTCCGGTTTGATCTTCGGTATGGTTCTCGATGCCGGCGCCGGCAGCTAGGCGGACATCTGCCAGCTCAGGTACTGGCTCGAAGCTGTCGTTGGCAGCGGCGCGCGCGCCTGTGGTCACGTTGGCCGCGACTAAGATCTTGCCCGAGCCGGCCGCCGGGTGGTCGAGCACCTCTCGCATTGGGAACGCGTCATCAGCCGCGTGAGTGTCTACCACTGAACCACGGATCGAACTGCCGGCCTTTGGCAATGTGGCCGGGGCTACCTCGACCCTTAGCTTGAGCTGGGCGATTGCCAGTGCGAGTGCGCCCTGCAATTCATTGATGTGGGCAGGAGGCAATGCTCGGACGTCTTTCTCTGAAATGCCAGGGAATGGCCATGGGGCAGGGGCTGGCGGCCTTTCTTCTGGCATCACGGCGCCCATGTCGGGCCATGCCTTAAGTCCCCAGTGGTCAGGGCCTACGACATCAGAGAAGTAGCGCCACAGCTCCGGGAGCTTGTCCTTCGAGATAGACCCCTTCTTGATCCAGTCATGGATCGATGGCGGCTTCACATTGAAATGACGTGCGATCGCCGCCTGCGACGCCACTGCGCCGCTAGCGATCTTCTTTTCAATGGCCGCTTTGATTGCGGCGCCTAGGTCAGTTCCATTAAGCATTGCCTAACTTTCGCCTTGTGATGCTGCATTAGGCAATTCCTATTGACATTCATTAGGCGTCGCCTAATAATGCGGCATGGACATGAAAAAACGACACGAACCCCTATCCCGGGCATGCGATATAGCCGGCGGTCAGGCGGCGCTCGCTCGAATTCTTCGGGTCACTCCCGTCAGCGTTCATGACTGGGTTCATCTGAAGCGACCGCTCCCTTCCGAACACTGCCCCTTGATTGAAGAAGCGACTGGTGTCCGCTGCGAGGAACTGCTGCCCACGTTTCGGTGGGACGTGCTCCGAAAGTCTGCGCGCCGACTCAAGAAGCAATTGGCGCGAAGCGACCAGGCGAGGGCGGCATGACATCAATGCACCGTCGCCGATTCGCGGCCGTCGGTCGCCCACGCCATGCGGTCACGCTCGGCGCACAGCTCCTTAAAGATTTCAATCACTGCCGCTTCGGTGGGGTCGATGAACGTCCGCTTGGCCACTTCGGCCGCGTTCTTCAAAAGCTGCTCGGTCTCGGTCATTTCGCGTCGGCGTCTTCTTTGGGCTGTTCGCTGTTCTCCACCTTCGGCGACTCGTTGTCGTCCCGCGGCGGGGTCGCCTGAGAAAGAAGGGTGGCGTCGATGCGCGCGAACAGATGCGCTCGGGTCACTGGTTTGGATTCGTTGTTGTTTTCCATGTGCCGAACTTTATAAGCGGCGCGCAAACGGTGAAAGGCTGAAAGGCCTCAGATTTCAAGGTGACGCATGACCTGCCGATATTCCCAAACTGACTGGCGTGATGTGCTGTACACCGCCGTGCGCAATGCGCCGGGTGGCGTGAATGCCGCTGCCAAGTTCTTGAGCGAGCGTCGCGAAAAGACGATCCACCCGGAGAGCCTGCGCGCGAAGCTGCGCGGCGTCGACGGGGACTCGGTAAGTGTGGAAATGGCCGAGCTCCTGACGGAATGGATGCAGGACATGAACCGACCTGACGCGATGGGTTGGCTTTTCGCATTCAACAACCGTTTTGGATTGGCCGCTGAAAGCATCGACGCTGCGCCCGTTGGAGGCTGGGAAGACGAACTCACCGCGATCCGTACGAAGCTGTTGAAGCTGGCCGCACAGGGCGGAAGTTTGACCAGCGTCGGACTGGAAGCGATGTCCGATGGTGTGATCTGCGAGAAGGATGCGGACGCCATCGAATCGCACGCGATGGAAGAGATCAGGCTTCTGTTCCGCTTGGCCCGTAACGCGCGCCGTGCGGCCCGGAAAGGGGCGAAGTAATGAACAAGCAAGTGTTCGTCCTGTCGCATCCGTTGGCACGGCGCAACGCTGCCTACGCCTGCTCCAACGCGCCGGAAGGCTACCGCGTTGAGATCAAGCCTCGCACTCGCACGCTGGCGCAGAACGACATGATGTGGTCGATCCTTACCGACATCAGCCATCAGGTTGAATTCATCGTCAACGGTGCGCTCGTGAAGGTGTCGCCCGAAGAAGTCAAAGACATCCTGACGGCTGGCCTGCGCCGTGAAACGCGGATGGCGATGGGCATCGATGGGGGCATGGTCCTGCTGGGCCAACGCACCAGCAAGATGAACGTGCGTCAGATGACCGAACTCATCGAGCTCGCCTACGCCTTTGGCAATGAGAAGGGCGTTGACTGGTCCCGTACCAGCCTCGGGAGAGACGCGTGATTCGCAACTCGACCCTTCAGCGCAAGACGCCAATGAAGCGCTCCAAAGCTGCGCGCGGCGAAGGCTTGGGCCGAAAGGTCGAGATTGTCATGGGCTTCTATCGCCCGCCCGGTCACAAGTTGCCGACTCTGCTTCGCAGTGAGCAACACCGCCGCAACGTGGCCGCACTCGGCTGCCTTGTGACCGGGCAGCCCGCACAGGCTTGCCATGTGAACTTGGGGAAGGGCGCCGCACTGAAAGCATGCGACAGCCTGTGCTTCCCGCTGAACCCTAATCTGCATCGCCAGCATGACCAAGGCGGTATTCCGCGCGCTGAGCGTTGGAAGCGTGAGTGGGAATACGTGGATGCAACCCGTGCCGCGCTAATGCAGCTGGGAAAGTGGCCGGCAGAAGTGGAAGTGCATTACCAGCGCGCTGTGGAGCCATTGCGCCGCCTGGTCAAAGGAGATGAATGATGGCCGGCGATTGGATCAAGATGCGCGGCAACCTGTGGGATGACCCCCGTGTCGCTCGTCTGGTTGACCTGACAGACACGAGCGAGGCAGCAGTAATTGGCGGTCTGTATTGGCTGTGGTCCACGGCTGACCAGCACACGGCCGATGGCTTCATGCCGGGCTTGTCATGCCGCCAGATCGATCGGAAGACCGGAATTCCGGGCCTGGGCCAGGCGCTTGTCGATGTCGGTTGGATTGAGGATCACGCAGATGGGGTTTCGATTGTGAACTTTGAGGACCACAACGGCGCGTCCGCCAAGAAACGCGCTCAGACCGCGAAAAGGGTCGCTAACCACCGTAGCGGTAACGCTACCGAAACGCCTAATGATGAATCGCGTAACGCCGATAGCGTTACGGTTGCGTTAGCTAGAGAAAGAGAAGAGAAAGATAAAGTAGAACTACCCCCCAACCCCCCTTGCCAGGGGGGTGAAGAGTCCGACGAGCCTTCGGCTGAAAAACCCAAGCGGGAACGCAAAGAGCGCTGTTCGCTGAAGACCTTCCTCGACCGTTGCCGCCAGGCCGGTGAGACGGCCATCAGCGGCTACGAGCCTCTGCGCAAGTACGTGGACGGTGTTGGCTTGCCCATGGAGTTCGTGCAGCTTGCATGGGATGTGTTCAAGGCTGAGCACTCGCCCGAAGGTGCCAACGAGCGCCGCTTGCAGGCTGACTGGCGCAAGCACTTCCTGAACTACGTGACCAAGGGCTACTACCGGCTCTGGTACGCCGATGCAGCCAACGGCACGTACTCGCTGACGACCCAGGGCGTCCAAGCCCAGCGCCTGCATGCGCACAAGGAGGCAGCATGAACGCCGAAGCCTTGCGTGTGCCGCCGCATTCAGTCGAAGCTGAGCAGGGCGTGCTGGGCGGACTGTTGCAAGACAACCGCGCTTGGGACCGCCTCGGTGATCTGCTGGCTGCGGAGGACTTCTACCGGCACGACCATCGGCTAATTTTCGAAGCGGCGGTGCACCTACTGAACAGCAGCAAGCCGGCCGACGTCCTGACCGTTCACGACGCGCTGCAAGCCCAGGGGCGTGCTGAAGCGGCCGGCGGCCTAGCGTACCTGAACGCGATCGCCAGCAACGTGCCCAGTAGCGCCAACGTGCGCAGCTACGCGGAGATCGTCCGCGCCCACCGCGTGCGCCGCGACGTGGTGATGCTGGGCCACGATATTGCAGAACTGGCCGCCAATGAGGCCGGCGACTCGTCAATGCTGATCGAACAGGCTACAGGCCTCGCCATGGCATTGGCCGACACGCGCCAAGCTGGGCGCGATCCGGTCGAGGTGGGCTTCCTGCTGCGAGAAGTTATCGAATCCCTGGAAGCCCGTGGCGAGTGTGCCGGCGGGATCTCTGGGCTTGCCAGCGGGTTCACGGACCTGGATCAGAAAACTAGCGGCTTCCAAGCAGGCGACCTGATCATCGTCGCCGGCCGTCCGTCAATGGGCAAGACGACACTTGCGATCAACGTTGCGGAGAACGTCACCGAGGAAGAGGGCGTGGCGCTGGTGATTAGCCTGGAGATGGCGGCGGCGCAACTGGTGGAGCGAACCATTGCGCGGTACGGGGTGATCGACACCCAGCGCCTGCGCACAGGGAAGCTTGAGAACAACGATTGGCCGCGGTTGACGCACGCCATCCAGAAGCTGGAAAGCCAGCGCCTCATCATTGCGGACGATCCTGGGCTGGCCAACGTCGCGCGCGTCCGGCTCGCGGCTCGGAAAGTGAAGCAGCGTCAGGGGCGTCTGGATCTGATCGTCATCGACTACCTCCAGCTCATGCAGGGCGAAGGAAGCAGCCGGAACGAAGACCTAGGCAGCATCACGCGCGCGCTGAAGCTGATGGCGCGCGAGCTCGGGTGCCCGGTGATCCTGCTGTCCCAACTGTCCCGCAAAGTGGAAGAGCGCCCGAACAAGCGTCCGCTGATGAGCGACCTGCGCGAATCCGGCGCCATTGAGCAGGACGCCGACGTGATCCTAATGGTCTACCGGGACGACTACTACAACGAAGACAGCCCGTTCAAGGGCCTGGCCGAGATCCTTATCCGCAAGCAGCGCATGGGGCCGTTGGGCGAAGTATTCCTGACATTCCAGGGCCAGTACTCGCGATTCCTGGATGCAGATAAGCAAACCGTGACCGAAGCACGCAACGCCGTGCAGTTCAAGCCGAAGCAGAAATACAGCCAGTTGAGGGACTGATATGAACACCAAAAACACGAATCCGATGATGTCTGTGAATCGCAGAGGTAATAAGCGGGTAGTGCTCGCAGCCTTGGAGATGCAGAACTTGCAGACGATTGCCGAAATTTCGGCGGTTACGGGACTGAGCAAAGTCAGCGTTCGCAATGCGCTGGTTCTGCTGATGGCTGATAGCGCCGTCCATCGCCGCCCGGAAGTAAGGAAGTTCGCTACATACGAATCGCATATTTACGCGGTCGGTGCGGGTGAAGCCCAGGAAGAGGCGGACATGCCCATCATCAACGAGCGCGATCGTAAGAAGGCACTGGAACAAGTGGATTCGACGATTTGTTTGGTTCGTAGCGGCTACGAGCCCGGCATGTTCGATCCCTTCCGGGTCCTTCGTTCACAGGTGGGTGCATGATGCACGCGAAACTCGAGCTGAACACCCAGGGACGAGACATCGCGGTTGGCGACATCCATGGCTGCTTCTCCAAGTTGCAGAAGCGACTGGACGCCATTGGCTTCAACCCGGAGGTCGATCGCTTGTTTTCGGTGGGAGACCTCGTAGACCGTGGCCCCGAGAACCATGCCGTACTGGATTGGCTAGCACGCCCTTGGTTTCATGCGGTCATGGGCAACCACGACGACATGGCAATGCGCTGGCCCTTGGGAAATATGCAGGGCGACATTTACCGGCGCAATGGTGGAGGCTGGAATATGGACCAGCCTCGCGAAGATCAGGAGCGCATTGCCGCTGCCGTGGCCCAGTTGCCAGTGGCTATCGAGGTCGAAACTGCTCAGGGGACCGTAGGTATAGTCCATGCCGACTGCCCGTATGTGTCGTGGCACGCTTTTGTGGATGCGCTGGAAGGAAAGCACGGAAAGCGTGAGGCCGACCATGTCTATGACATGGCGATGTGGTCTCGTGGCCGCATTACTGACCTGAACGTGGCAGGCGTACCAGATGTGCGCGCTGTTGTCGTAGGTCACACCCCTGTGACAGAGGCTGTCGCCCTAGGGAACGTACTGCACATCGACACTGGAGCGGTGTTTGGGCGCGACTTCACTCTGCTGAATCTCGCCACGCTGGAGGTCCTATGAACCGCTCATACGCCCTAGGCCGTCTCAAAACGGGCCAGCTCAACAAGACCGAGCAGGCCTATGCCGACTACCTTGGCCAGTTGCAGGCTGTGGGCGGCATCCTCTGGCACAAGTTCGAGGGGATGAAATTCCGCCTGGCTGACAACACGTTCTACACGCCGGACTTTGCGGTGATGGTTGCCGGTGGCCAGATTGAGCTGCACGAGGTCAAGGGCTTCTGGCAAGACGACGCGCGCGCCAAGATCAAGATCGCCGCGGACATGTACCCGTTCAAGTTCATCGCCGTGAAGGCCCGAGCCAAGAAAGACGGCGGCGGCTGGCAAGTGGAGGAATTCTGATGGAAGACCTGCGCAAATGGGAGTTCCGAGACCCGATGCAGGTGGTGATGAGCCGCCAGCAGGCTGCTCTGAAACGATCGTGCGAGGGCTGCGCGCATGCCAAGACCATCGAAACGCCATTCATCGGCGATACGATCACGCGCTGCTTGAAAGGCAAGCCTTACGGGAAGAAATGCAATCGGTACGAGGTGGCCAATGGATAGCTGCTTGCCACGGTGGGTGGAAGACGAGATCCACAACTGGGCCCGCGCGCAGTGGGAAGGGGAGTGGCCTGGGCCCGGCCGTCCGATCCAGGACGAACCCGCCGTTTGCGCATTCCCGGCAGAGCCTGGCCACGAAGATGATGATGAACCGGCGCGCATCCCCGTGAACCATGACCGCGCGCGCAAGGTGAACCGCCTCTATGAGGCGTTGCCTCTGGCGGAACAGCGCGTGATCCAGGCGGAATACACGCGCCGCAATGAATACGGCGACTTGCCCGCGCACCTTCGCCAGGACAAGGCGTGTCGCGTGATTGGGATCGCGCTGCCGTACTACAAGGTGGCGCTAGGTAGTTTCAAGCAGCAAGTGTGGAGGATGTTCGAATGAAGTACGCACACGAAGTTATCGACCTGCTGGGGGCTTTCCCGGGCCGCCGGTTCAAGATGCGCCAGATCATCAACCACGTGGCGCCGAGAGCAGATCAGCGGCAGCGCGCCGTGGTCCGCACCGGGGTGTGGCGCGTCTTGGTTGCCCTGGAAGAATCCGGCCAGATATCCAGCACCCGCGACGAGGTAGAAAGCCGCGTTCATGTTGAATACTGGTGGGCAACCATAACATCGACTTCTGGAAAAGCATTTCAGAAACCATCACAATACGTGCGGGATCTTGCGCTTTGAGCAAACGCAATCATCGATAGTATTCGAGTTTCATTTTGACGCAAACTTCGGGCAAACTGGAGTTTTCCAAAGGAGACGAGAATGGTCGAGACGCAAAAGGACCCCTTCGAAGAAGCTAGTTGGGGCGCGCTGCGGTACAAAGCCGCAGGCGAGCGAATAGTTAACCGAGCGTTGGGCGTTATGAACTCGCTCGGAAAAATGTTCCCTAGTGCTGAAGCCGCGTCGCCCAAGCTTGACTTTGTCCCCGGAGGCGAATTGCCGATTCTGGGGGAGTTCGTCACGCCGTTAGGTAGCGCGGAAGTCCGTTTGTTATTGAGTTTCGGAGTGGCGGCACGACCGCACGATCATGACCCTCTGTATGGAACGATTGTCGTGTTCACGCAGGAGCCGGGGAGCGTTGAGACAAGGTTTCGTCAAGTTGACTGGTGCGTCGACGTCTCCCAATACGATGCAGTGACGGCGCGTTCCGGGGGGTATCAGCGCGAACTGGCTGGGCACCAAGTCGGCCACTTTTCGGACATGAATTACTACCAATCTGGAATGGCCTTGTATCGTGCCATCGTTGAAGTTAAGTAATCAATTCGATCTTAAGTGAGCCGCCTTCGGGCGGCTTTTTATTTGCCCACGATGGTGTGCATAGGACATTCCGACCGCCAGGTCATAGGCCAAGCCGCGCACCGCTGCCCGGACAAGCTGGCAAGTGTCCGAAACAACACCCGCAGTGCGCCATTCCGTTCCCCAGATCTCCCGGGGCTTGGTCATGGCGGTAGGGGCGCGCCTAGAAATCTTTCAGCGGGTTGTGTCCAACGGCCTGTGCAAGCTTTTCTCCGAAGGCCTGTATATCCCTTTTGACCGAAATCATATCCGGGTCAGCTGCGGGGGGCGTGCCTTTGGGCGCTACTTGGTGCTGAGTGATCGCACTGAAAAGGGTCGCCATTGTGCGTGTGAACATTTGGCGAGCATTGACAACATCTGAGCCAATCCGAAGGTGTAGCTGAGAGCACCACGCAGAAACCTTGGGGCTGTCAAATGAAAGTGGCTCGGCGGTATGAGCAAACTCGTTACGAATTTTGCGCAAAAGGTTCAGGTCCAGCAGGGTTCGTTTGCCGATTAGACCCATGGCATACGCCATGTCGATGCGCGAAGAGAATGTGGCCAAAGGGCCGCGCTGATCCAAGATTCTAACGAGCACCTTTTTATCCTGAACCAGATTCGCTTCCAGAAGCTGCCTAAGTTGGTCATCAAGAAAGGCCGCTGCCATAAGCGCACACGCGCGGTCGCTTTCGTTATTGAGAAGGACGCGGAACTGAAGAAACTGTGCAGCTAGCTGGCCTAACTTTGGGTTGGCTTCTGAGATCTTTTTCAGACCTGCCGAAGTCAATTCAACCATGAAGTCTTGATTGATCATTGGAAACTCAAGGGTTTTGTAACAAGGAATGTAGTAGATATGGCGCTGACAGACAAACAGCGCCGCTTCGTGGATGAGTACCTCGTTGACCTCAACGCCACGCAAGCGGCGATAAGGGCGGGGTATAGCCAGAAGACTGCCTCATCCCAGGGCGAACGCCTGTTGAGGAATGTTGAGGTATCCAAGGCAGTCCAAGAGGCGCAGGCAAAGCGCTCAAGCCGAGTCGAGGTGGACGCTGATTACGTGCTGCGCCGGCTGGTAGAGATCGACCAGATGGACGTCCTAGACATCATGCGCGAGGACATGTCGCTCAAGCCGGTATCTGAGTGGCCCCTGGTATGGCGACGCTACCTATCTGGTTTCGACCTTGGCGAGATGTTCGAGGGCCGGGGCGAAGAGCGGGAGATGATCGGCATCCTGAAGAAGATCAAGTGGCCGGACAAGGTGAAGAACCTTGAGCTGCTTGGGCGGCATGTGGGCGTAAGGGCGTTCCGCGAACAGGTGGAGCACATGGGCAAGAATGGCGGGCCGATGGAATTTGCCACGCTGTCCAAAGAGGAATACCGCCAGGCCCGCCGCGAGATGCTGGCGAATGACGACTGCTGACCAGCGTGACTATGCCCGGCGCCTAGAGTGCGAGGAAGATGGGCTGTACTTCGCCCGGTACTTCTTCAAGCAGCGCATGGGCAACAAGATGATCGTTGCCCCGCACCACAAGGTTATCCAGGACACGCTGGACCGGGTGGTAAGCGGTGAGATCACGCGGCTGATCATCAATATCCCGCCTGGGTACACCAAGACAGAGCTCGCGACGATCAACCTGATCGGGCGAGGTCTGGCGCTGAACAATCGCGCCCGGTTCATGCATCTGTCGTACTCGCACAACTTGGCGCTGCTGAACTCCAGCACGGCGCGCGGCGTCATCAAGTCGCAAGCCTATCAGGCAATGTGGCCGATGGCGCTGAAGGACGACGCCGACAGTAAGGCCATGTGGTGGACTGAGCATGGCGGCGGGGTGTACGCCTCGTCGGCTGCCGGCCAGGTCACAGGCTTTCGGGCTGGCCACATGGAACCGGGCTGGCAAGGCGCGCTGATCATTGACGACCCGGTCAAGCCCGACGACGCATATAGCGATACGGTGCGGGGCGGCATCAACGACCGCTTCAACGAGACGATCAAGTCCCGCTTGGCGATCGAGACGACGCCGATGATCGTCATCATGCAGCGCATCCACTATCAGGATCTCAGCGGATACCTGCTGCGGGGCGGGTCAGGCGAAAAGTGGCACCACCTGAATCTCCCGGTGATCATAAACAACAGCGATCCTTACCCGAGCGAGAACACGCACGGTATACCGATTGCGCACGGCCTGCCTGACGGGTGGCTGTGGCCCTACAAGCACAACGAAACTCACCGGACGGCGCTCTTTGCCCATCGACGGACGGCCGAAGCGCAGTACATGCAGCGGCCGCGCCGGTTCAATGCCGAGGGTGCGTTGTGGACAGAGGCGCTGATCGCCGCGTCCCACGCGCTCCAGATTCGGAATGACCGAAATCGCACGGTGGTTGCGATCGATCCGCAGGCCACAAACAGCGACGAGAGCGACGAAACCGGCATTGTTGTTGCCAGTTCCTACGGCGCAGGCGATGTTAAGCAATACTCGGTCGACGGCGACTACAGCGGCAAGTTCTCCCCGAACGGGTGGGCAACCAAAGCAATGGGCGCCTACGACCACCATCGCGCCGACGCCATCGTCATAGAGACGAACCAGGGCGGCGACATGGCCGAAGAGACTTTGCGCAATGCGGGTTTCAAAGGTCGCATCGTTCGCGTGCATGCCAGCAAAGGCAAGTACGCCCGGGCCGAGCCCATATCGGCGCTGTACGAGCAGGGCAGGGTTGCCCATCAAGGCAGCCTCTACCTACTTGAGAACCAACTTATGGAATACGTCCCGGCCACCGCGAAGAAATCGCCCGACCGGCTGGACGCAATGGTCTACGCACTCACAGAGCTCGGTGGCGCCAAGCCCATCGGCATGCTTCTTCCAGGACGGTAAATGGCAATTTTCAAGGTCACGCAGCGCGTTAGTGGCAAGTCCATGATCGTGCGGGCAAAGTGCGTCTCGTGCGCGCGCACCGTGGCTGTTGAGAATGCCGGGGCCGAGGGTACAGCCGTCTGGCGCGACCCGGATCAATCAACCGTTGACCTGGTGCGTCACGACGACAGGCCCGGCCTGATTCTCAAATCGGAATGAGCATGTCAGACACGAACAACAGCGCGCAGCTTCAGTTGGCGGTGAATGCCGCACTGAGCCAAGCGCAGATCGCGCGCGCCCGCATGGGCCTGCTGGGTGGCCAGGGGATCGACAACAAGCGGCCCCAGGCCTGGTGTGAGTACGGCTTCCCCGAAGAGATCGGGTTTGCCGACTTCTACGCGCTGTATCGCCGTGGAGGCATCGCTCATGGCGCCATCGGCAAGATTACTTCGGCGTGCTGGAAGACGAACCCTTGGGTAATCGAGGGCGACGACCAGGACAACGCGACCGACGAGACGGCTTGGGAACGTGGAAACAAGCAAGTCTTCACGCCGAAGTTCTGGCGCTCTGTGGCCGAGGCGGACAAGCGCCGTCTCGTAGGTCGATACTCGGGCCTGCTGCTGCAAGTCCGCGACAGTGGGCGCTGGGACGAGCCCATCAAGCGGAAGGGCTCGCAATTGGTGAAGATGATCCCTACTTGGGCGGGTAGCCTCAAGCCGGCCGGATTCAACACCAACGCCCAGGATGAGGGATACGGGGCTGTCACCAAGTGGCAGTACACCGAGTACGGAATGGAAGGGAATGCTGGGCGCAAGGTGGATATCCACCCCGACCGCGTGTTCATCCTTGGCGACGCCTCATGCGACGCCATCGGCTTCCTGGAGCCGGCCTACAACGCCTTCGTCAGCCTGGAAAAGGTCGAGGGCGGCTCGGGTGAATCCTTCCTGAAGAACGCTTCCCGGCAGCTGTCGGTGAACTATGACAAGGACGTGGACCTGGGCAGCATCGCCCAGGCCTATGGTGTGTCGCTGGACCAATTGCAGGCCCGCTTCAATGAGGCGGCCCGTGAGGTCAATCGAGGCAACGACGCTCTGTTGGTCACGCAGGGCGCCACGGTCAATCCGCTGGTTACCGCCGTTGCCGACCCCGGCCCGACGTACAACGTCAACCTGCAAACGGCCGGCGCCGCACTGGATATCCCCAGCAAGATACTGGTTGGTATGCAGACCGGCGAGCGCGCCAGTTCGGAAGACCAGAAATACTTCAATGCCCGGTGCCAGTCGCGGCGTGCCGACCTGGGGATGGAAATCCACGACCTAGTGGAGCACCTGACGCGCATCGGAGTGGTCAAGCAAATCTCCGAATACACCGTGATGTGGGACGACCTGACCGAAGCCACCCAGGCCGACAAGCTGGGTAACGCCAAGTTGATGAGCGAGATCAACCAGACCGCTCAGAGTTCAGGCGCCGAGGTGTTCACGACGGACGAGATTCGCGAGGCGGCAGGATACGACGCTAGCGACGACTCCGAGCCATTGCCCGACGAAGACGAGGACGACGATGGCCCGATCACCGATCCTGCCGAGTAATCAGGCAGACCCGACAGGGGTAGATCGGCTGGAGCGGGGCGCCATGAAGGACTTCGACCGGCGCATGCGGCGGATTTGGAGTGGCTACGTTGAAGCGCTGGGCCGCATTCCAGCGGAGCCGGTCGTCAACAAGCGCTACACGTTCCGCCTTGATCAGGCGCTGCTGTCCTCGGTCTTTGCCGATACGGACCGCCTGGTCGATGACATTCTGCTGGAGGGCGGGGAGCGCAACCTTTGGCTGTTTGAGTCGTATGTGGGCGTAGCGTACCAACGCGGCACAGCGCAGGAGTTCGCCAACCTTGGCCAGCAGTCGCCAGCATACAAGGCGGGGCGTGACTCGCTGCAAGCCTTACTCAGGTCCGAGCCATACCAAGCGCGTCTGTCCCTGGTGCGAGCGCGCGAGTTTGAGGAAATGAAAGGCCTGTCCGGTCAGGTGAAAGCGGACATGTCCCGCATCCTGTCCGACGGTATCGGCCGGGGATTGAATCCGCGCGACATCGCTCGGAATTTGACGGAGCAGACAGGTATAGAAGCGCGCCGGGGCCACCGTATCGCGCGTACTGAAGTGCCGATGGCGCTGCGGCGCGCGCGGTGGGATGAACAAGACCAGGCCCAGGAAGACTACGGCACCCAGGCGAAGCTGATGCACATGTCCGCGCTAAGCCCGACCACGCGCCTGACTCATGCCCGCCGTCACGCGAAGCTCTTCACGAGCGAAGAAACCCGCGATTGGTACGCGCGCGATGCCAACGCCATCAACTGCAAGTGCAGCCAAGTATCGGTCCTGGTGGACGAGAAGGGCGAACCGCTCGTGCCGGCCATCGTCGACCGGGCGCGTAAGAACTACCAGGTGATGAAAGACAAAGGCAACGGCCCCTGGGCCGATGACAAGGAATAGCCATGCCAATGCAGGTGAACATCCGCGCCCAGGTCAACAGCAAGTCGATCCGGCGCGAGCAGCACAACGGCCGCGAGCACATCGTAATCCCAAGCTACACGATGCCGTTTGACGTGGTCATGAACGGCGGCTTGTACCCGAAAGACCAGATCGTCGCCAACTACAAGAAGCTTGATGGCACGCTGGCTCCGCTTGGTCATCCGACCGTGAATGGCAATTTTGTGTCCGCCTTCTCGCCGGAAGGTCTCAATGTGGGGTACATCGGCGCCTGGAACCGAAATACCAAGCTAGTCGGCAACCGCGTCTACACCGAAAAGTGGATCGACGTGGAGGTCGCACAGAACACGGAGGGCGGCCGGCGCGTGATTGAGCGCGTAGAGCAGCTTGAGAAGGGGGAGGGTGAGCCGGTGCATACCAGCGTCGCCGTCTTCCTGGAGCGCGAGCCGGTCGTCAACGCCGACGGGTATGAATGGACCGCCAAGATTCACGGTATCGACCACGACGCCATTCTGCTTGACGAGCCGGGCGCAGCCACTCCCGAGCAGGGTGTGGGCCTGATGGTCAATGCGGATCAGGCGAAGCCGCTCCATGTGAATGCCGGCGTCCTGGTGGGTGAATCCTTCCGCGAGCGCGAGAACCGCATCCAGGCCGCAGCCAAGACACGCTTCGCCCCGGGTGCCGAGGATTACGTCTGGGTTGCCGACTTCACCGATACCCAAGTTGTCCTCGTGCGCAACGGCGGCGTGGCCGAAGTCTACGGCTATGCCACCGAAGGCGGAACGATCGTCTTCGATGATGTCGGATCTCCAGTCGTCAGAAAGGAATCCTGGGTCACCGCCGTGGTGAACAGCGTCAAACGAATTTTCAACCATCAGGCTCGGCCTGATAACACTCTGGAGGGCAATATGCCTCTGACCGCTGAAGAAAAGGCCGAGCTGACCAACGACATCAGCAAAGCCTTCGCCGCCAACCTGGCGGAACAACTCAAGCCTTTGACGGACAAGATCCAAGGCTTGGAGACCAACCACAAGGCCTTGTCTGACGCGTTGACCGCGAACGCCAAGGCCGAAGAGGCCGAAAAGAAAAAGGCCGTGGCCGCCGTGCATGGTGACATCGTCGCCAATGCGCTGCATGGCGAGCCCTTGGACGCGATGTTCAAGGCGCTCGGCACTGCTGCGCCGATCACCAACGGCCAGGTTGCCGATTCCGGCAAGCCGCGCTTCGACGAAGTCCCGGAATAAGGAGCCCAGATCATGGCTGTGAAATGGAACAAGATTTACCGTGGCGGCGTTCATCGCACCACGCCCGAAACGCGCGAAGTGAACGCGCCGACCACGGGCACCTTCCTGCCTGGCACGGCGGTCACCATCACCTCCGCCGCAGGCGACATGACCGTCCAGAAGGGGATCACCGGAGTGCGTGACTTCTGGTACCTGATCGGCGAGCAGTTGCACGGCTCCGTCGACGACAACCAGGTTGGCGGCGGCTCGTCCATGCGTCTGTACACCCCTCGTTCGGCAGACTTGATGGTTGGCCGCTTGGTGGCCGGCGTCGCGATCGCCGACGACGTGCCCCTGACGATCAACGTCGATGGCCGATTCGCTCTGGCCGTCACTGACGACCCGATCCATGCGTACATCGATGACCCGGCCAATGCCTTCCCCGGCACGACCCCGACCACGTCGACGCTGGACCAGTTGGTCCCGATCAAGATCCGCTAAGGAGGCCGAAAATGGCTTTTTACGTAGACAAAAAGGGCCTGGAAGCGAATTCCGGCCTGAAGAAGCAGCACCAGTTCATCGTGAACGCACGTACCGCGAACTGGGACCACGAAACCGGCCTGATGAAGGCCGCCGGCCTGGAAGTGAACGAGGCGCGCATTCCCGGCGAGGTGTGGCGTGATTTCGATACGCAGACCAAGACGCTGATGCTGTCCGATGAGGGCGGTGTCCTGCTGAACGACCTGATGCCCCTGGCGCGCAACGTCCACATCGGCAAGATCGTCAGCGAATACCGCCGCTACGGCGCGGATGAGCTGGAAGTCCGGTCCAGCATCGACGGCCAGCACCGCAAGCCCGTGAACCACGTCAGCTTCGACTATGACGGCGCCATCGTTCTGGTTCACTCCACGCAAGTCGGCCGCATCTGGCGCGAGCTGGAAGGCATGCGCTCGGAAGGCTACGACGCTCTGCTGGACGACCAGGCCGCTGCTACGCGCTTTGTCCGCAAGCGCACCGTCGACAACTTCGTCGACGGCACCCCGGACCTGACGTACAAGAGCTATCAGGCGTTCGGCATTAAGAACAATCCGAACACGATTGCGCTGAACCTCGGCGCTGCTGGCCTGAACGTGGACCTGACGAGCCCGACGCTTACCTTTGATCAAGCGTGGGGCGCCTTCGTGGCAGCCCTGCAGGCGCTGCAAGGGCAAGGCAACAACGCCGTCGGCAATGTCACGTTCTACATCTCGGACGCGATCTGGTTCAACCTTCTGCGCATCGCCAATCCCGGCACCAGCAACGTTGAAACGATCCTCCTGGGTCTGCAACGCATTCCCGGTGTGGCCGGCTTCAAGCGCACCGACACCGTAACCGGCAATGAATTCCTGGCCATCATCTTGTCCAGCGAGTACATCCGCCCGGTCGTCGGCATGCCTGTCACCACCACGCCGATACCGCGCGTCACGCCGATGGACGATTGGCATGTGCTGGTGTGGGGCGCCTCGGGCTTGCAGGTCAAGGCCGATGCGCAGGGCCGTAGCGGCGTGCTGTATGCCAGCGCGGCATAAGGGGGAATCATGGCGAAATCCAAGTACATCCTCCTGCGCAAGATCATCGGCGCTGAGTCGCTGCTACCCGGCGCCGTGATCGAACTTTCGCCGGAGCAGGCGGCGCACCCGCTGTACCGTACCCGGGTGCGAAAGGCCGATGGCGATTCCACGATTGGCGCTTTGAGCGTTGACGTGACCGTAACCGCCACCGCGGAAGCCGAGCGCATCCTGGAGCAGGCCAAGCGTGCGGTCGAGGGCATGGCCGCAGATGCTCACGCCGAGGCAGAGCGTATCGTCGGTGCCGCCCGCGAAGAGGCAGACCGCATCCTGGAAGACGCTCGTCAGGAAGCGGACCGCATTCGCGCTGCTGCACCCGGCGAAAGTCGGTCGGGCAATCTGACGCCTGCGACGCCCGGCGCCGCAGACTTGAACGAGAAGGATCGGAAGGCCCTGATCGTTGCCCGCCTGAAGGAACTGAAGGTCGAGCACGACGGCCGCAAGGGTGCCGACGAGCTCGCCGCGTTGCTGCCCGACGGTGAGCCGCTGAAGCCTGCCGCCAACTAACCGCCCACGGGCGGTTTTCTTTTGGCCCTGCCTGATGGTGGGGCCATTTCTATTTTGAGGTCTGGAAATGGTGACGATCGACCAAGCCAAGCAGTATCTGGAAGGCCAGGGGATCGTCCTGCCGGGGTTCGTCCTGACGGCGCTGGTCGCCCAGGCAAACAGCATCCAGGAATGTTTGGATGAGCATTACACGCCGGAAACCGCGCTACTGATCCAGTTGTACCTGTTGAGCCTGATGGGCCTAGGGCAGGGCGATCGCTACATCAGCAGCCAGACGGCTCCTAGCGGCGCGTCTCGCTCGTTCCGGTATCAGGGGTTTGCCGACCGATGGAGCGGCGCTCTCTCGCTGCTGCGCGGCCTGGACAAGTACAGGTGCGCCTCTGAGCTGATCCCGCCCGACCCGACCAGGAAGGCGTTTGCGGGCATGTGGATCGCCAAGGGCGGGTGCCACGAATGAGCGCCACCGCCAACTGGAGCTACACGAATATCGCGACGGTGCGGCCCTTCGTGTCGATCGACATGATGACCGGCGAAACGGTTTACGGCCCTGAGTTCCAAATCGCCTGCACCTGGACGGCGGAAAGCAAGATGGAGCGCGAGTCGGGCG